TTTGAAAGCGGCGCCGCCGATATTCTCAATGCGGCAGCAGGTAATATTGACGAACTCGCCTTCAATCACGGTATTTTCAAAAAAGGGCTGCGTGTTGCTGACCATTTCCGGCGTAATCACGCCCGTATTGGTTTCGGTATCCGCCGTAGCCTGTCCGTCCCAGAAGATGCCGCGGATAGCGGTGCGGCGCGCCTTCACTTTAAATACCGTCGCGGCGGACTGGTCGGAAACAATAATGGTGCGCGGTGACACGCCATATTCGCAGTCGTCACCGTACAGGCTGAAATAGTTGATTTCGCCTTCGCCGGTAAGATCGACCGGGTTTACCAGGAATTTCCCGGCCGGGAAGCGAATACCCACGCCGTGGATCGGATTTTTGCTGGTATCGCTAATCGGCGATGAAAAAGCCTGTCCCCATTTATACATATTGATGCAGGCGTCATGGTTGACTTTACCATTGTCCGCATCGAAATTACTGTCGCCGCGCAGACGCTTGCCGCCGAAATGATAGATATTAATATCTTCGACGTTATCAATAATACGCTTCCAGTAATAGCCGCCGCCCGTCGCTACCGCCACGGAGCCGCCATCATCCTTTGATGCTGCTATCGACGCATCAATAAAGCCGACGAAACGCCCGCCGCCCTGAAAGGTGGAATCTTTATCGTAATAACGTTTCAGCATGGCGATATCGCCAGAGGCGGAAGGTTTGGTGGTGCGTAACTCTGCAAATGAATTAACTTCAATCATCTTGATTTCCTTGGGTTGTTGGTTAGTTATTTTTATGGTTATGGCATAGCGAAACGCCACGGTTTTTAGCGAAGAAAATAAAAAAGGACGTTTTTATTTTTTCAGAAAAAGAGCGGCTTCTCTTTTTCTGCGTGGCAGCAGCACGTCAGATAACTGACCGGCCCTTTTCCATAACAGCATGGCTTCTGCGGCGCCCTCATAATCGCCTTGATTTAATTTCTTTAACAGCGTCGAACTATTAAAAGCGCTGACGCCAATATTGAATACCAGACTACATAAAGCATCGTACTGATTTTGCGTCAGACTGACGCTGACTTTTTCATTAATAAAATGCTCAACATGCGAAATATCCGCAAGCAGCAGCTTATTACTTTGCTCAGGCGTAATGACCATGCCGTCCGCTATCGTTTTACTGGCAACCAGGCCCGTATGCCCGACGCCGATAGTTAATATGCCGCGGCTATCCCGATAGGCCGTAAGTTTTTCACCTTCTTCCTGCTTGATAAAGCTGATACCGTCAGGGCTGATTTCCATCTGGCTCTCCCGTTCTTTTGTTGATCCAGCGCTTTAACTTTTCGCTGATATAGTCATTACCCACGTAGCCAATATAAACGGCAAAAACCTGGGCGGCGGCCTCGGGCATATTCCAGTTCAGCAGCGCGCCAATTACCTGCAGCGTCGGCGCCGCAAAGAAAGCCAGGGCGCTACACGACACCGCGTCAAGCACACGCTTGCTCCAGGGGGTTCGGGCACAAGCGCTGCGCAGCAGGGAAAACATGGCGGCGATGCCGGCATAGCCCCATTCTGTTTTATGGCTGTAAAGCCAGAGTCCGACACTGGCCCAAAAGCCTGGCTCCTGAGGAAACATGCTTTATATCTGGCCTCCTGTATCATTACGGCGCAGGGAAAGCTTGCTCCCTACATCGTTTTTTGAGATGTATTTTAAAGTTTTTTTGATCGTTTGATTATTTACATGCTGCCAGATTATTGCGGGCTATTCGTTACGAAAACCTTTTGCTTTTTTATTTCTGCCTGCCTGTCACTAATCCATGCTGCTACATTAAGGGGTTTATTTCGTAACGAAAACCATTTTCTTTAATATCTTTTGCAGCCGGTTGTTTATATTCATGATGCTATATTACCGCAGGAAATTCGTTACGAAAACCTTTTCCTGTTTTATTTCTCCCTGCCTGTCACTAATCCATGCTGCTACATTAAGGGGTTTATTTCGTAACGAAAACCCTTTTCTTTAATATCTTTTACAGCCGGTTTTTTTATATCCATGATGCTATATTACTGCGGGGAACTCGTTACGAAGAACTTTTCCTTTTTCATCCCTCCCTGCCTGTCACTAATCCATGCTGCTACATTAAGGGGTTTATTTCGTAACGAAAACCCCTTAGTGCTAATTTTTTTATTTAAGAACTCAGGAAAGTTTGAGGCATAAAAAATGCACTCCTGCCTGCCAATAAGGCAGACAACGGAGTGCATATAGAAGACATTCTCTTTGTGGTTCGCAATCGTTAAAGAACCATGTTGCTACTTTACGCGTATAAAATCGTTACGAAAAGCCCTGATCAATATTATTTTTGCTATGTATGCAAATTGCGTAACAACGTAGACTTGCCTTACGACATCTGGTCATAATTAAATTATTCTTTGCTTTTATATTTTTATATTCGTAACGAAGAAATTTTATATCCAGGCATCCATTTCCAGCTCCGCATCGCTCATAATTATACAGGCATCAATAAAGGTTTCAGCTATCATCAGCTGGTTCCTTACTTTGCCTTCCGAGCATTTCTTTTTCCGGGCAATGGCGGATTTGGAAATATTATAGAGGTAGTGCAGGATAATCAGCTCGACCTCGTCCGTACGCCCGACCTTGTGCAATTTGGCGATAGCCGCATCGACAATCAGCCCGTCGCTGTCGCTACAGGAGAGTCGGCTTCTCCGCTCATCCGGCAGCAGCCCTTTAAAGCCCGCCGCAACCGGCGACCAGTCAAGCTGCGTGCCCTCTGCCACAGCCCAACCGCCCCAACGTTCCAGTACTTTTTGTATATTACGCATCAACCGACCTCCTTTTCTTACCTGACTCTTTTGTGGCCTGCCCGATCGGGCAGGATGACTGTGGCGATGAATTATACTAAACTGCATTATCTGATGAAGCATAATCGCCTTAACAACACCTATTCTAATGCAAAAACGCATAATTGCAACGTTAGCGCGCAATAACAGGAAGATAAAATGATCTTTGATTTGGATGTATTCAACAGTAACATCAAGCACTTGATGGAAAGAGAGGGCATCGGCAGCGTGACGGAGCTTTCTAAAAAGGTCAGGCTACAGCAGTCCACCCTGCACCGGCTGCTGACGGGAGAAGTGAAAGACCCAAAGTACACCACGCTGAAGTCTCTGGCGGATTATTTTCACGTTTCGCCCATCGATCTGATCGAGCGCGACTTACAGGCATCGGCTGCACAACATGCGCCGGGCGTGACAGGCGAGCTTCACTCGCTGGTGCTGCATAAGGTGCCGGTGCTGGGCAATACTCAACTTGGCCACAGCGGCTACTGGAGCGATATGCAATATCCTGTTGGCAATGGTGACGGGTTTCTACGCTGGCCTTCCTGCGATCGCGACGTCTACGCGCTGAAATGCGTGGGGGATTCGATGATGCCAAGGATCAAAGAGGGTGAGTTTGTGATCGTGGAGCCGAATCAGAATTTTCATCCGGGCGATGAGGTGCTGGTGGTCACCAGCAGCGGCGAGGTGATGGTGAAAACCTTCCTGTTTAAACGCGACGGCTTTTACCATCTGCTGCCGGTTAATGAGGATCACGCACCGATCCGCCTGCCGGTTGAAGAGGTTACGCAGATGCAGTATGTCGCCGGCATTGCGAAATCTTCGCTCTGGCATCCCTGAGCAACAACGGCTGGCTAACGACCCGAAGACAGGCCGTGGGAAACGGTCGTTCAGTGTGGTAAATTACGCCCCTTCTTCCGTTAAGGGTATTCGCTGAACATGGCTTTACTGATCACTAAACGCTGCATCAATTGCGATATGTGCGAGCCGGAGTGCCCGAACCAGGCGATTTCCATGGGCGAAAGCATTTACGAGATCGATGTGAACCGCTGTACAGAGTGCGTGGGTCATTACGACACGCCAACCTGTCAGCAGGTTTGCCCTATTGATAATACGATTATCAGCGATCCGGAATGTGTGGAAAGCAGCGACAGGCTGTGGGAAAAGTTTGTGCTCCTGCATCACGTCGCCTCCTGAACGGGCGACCTCTGAGGCGCGCAGCGGTCGGACTGGCGATGCAACCAGCCCGACCGAATTAGCTTTCGATAATCACCGTAGCGCAGGCGTAGTGACGCTCGTCCGCCAGCGTGACATGAACGTGCGCGACGCCCAGCTTTTGCGCCACTTCCGCCGCCTGCTGAAAGAAACGCAGCCCCGGCTTGCCCAGCTCGTCGTTGTAAACCTCAAACTGGTTAAAAGCCAGGCCGCCGCGTATGCCGGTACCAAACGCCTTAGCCGCAGCCTCTTTTACCGCGAACCGTTTGGCAAGAAAGCGCACCGGCTGCTGATGCGCCTGATACTGCGCCCATTCGTTTTCGCTCAGCACGCGTTTCGCCAGCCTGTCGCCGGAGCGGGAAATCACGCCTTCGATACGGTCGATTTCCACGATATCCGTGCCCAGCCCCAGAATAGCCATTAG